CGGCTTTCGCCTTTAGCTCGTCCTTACTCATGTCTGCCAGAACCTTTGCTTCTTCCTCCTCCTCTTCCGGTTCCGGAGCACCTTCGTGCAACGTGATCCGTTCAATGAGGTCAGCCTTAGTCCCGGCATCTGAGAGGCCTAGAGCAACGGCTTTCGCCTTTAGCTCGTCCTTACTCATGTCTGCCAGAACCTTTGCTTCTTCCTCCTCCTCTTCCGGTTCAACATCCGTAGCCACTGGGGTAACCAAGTCGCTAAGAGATTCTGCAATTTCAGCTTCAATCTCTAGCACTTCACCTGGAGCCACACGCTCACCTTTGAAGATGATGGCCGCGTTAGTAACGTACTTCATAAATCAGGGTGTTAAGGATTAAGAGGCGGCTGTTCGGAACACTACGGCTGCGTCTGGGAGCATGATCGATACAGAGTGCTCATGAGTGAAGCGCATAGCAGTTTGGTTTCGTTCAAAAGTCGAAACGCCGTTCACTACCGCGTTCTCAGATCGCAACACTGACATTGGACCACTTTCACCGATAGCAAGCGCAAGGTTTAGGTTTCCGAAGACACCGAACCGAGTGTTTACTGCTGATGCTGACATAGGTGGCAATACGTCAGTTGTGTACACTGGGTAGCCAAGAATCTCGCCTACTGGTTGCAAGCCGTTTTCACGTCGTAGTGACGCTAGAGCAGCATTGTCTTGCTTGAAGACGTACTCAGTTCCAGCTCCACCAACTCGCTGGGTTCGGATTCGAGCCCATACAGTTCGGTGGAAGTAGAAGGCTGCGTTTGCAAGCGCTGCTGTTGGCAATGAGCCGATAGCGATAGACGCTTCGTCAACGGTAAGTTGGTTGAAGCCAGTGAGGCCGGTTCCAAGCGTTTGTGTCGCTACAGTGTTTGAAGCGAGCAACCCAACGAATGGTGATCCTGCGAATGTTCCTCCAACAAAGCCTTCTCGGTCAAGTCGGAAAGCAAGACCTTCCGCAACGATAGCCATAAGCCATTCAGCAACGTTCACGTTAGCCTTAGCAATAAGCTTGTTTGAAAGACGAACGATGTTCATCCATTGTGCTGATACCAACTTCGCTACACCAAGGTCATTTTGTGTAGCTGAGCCAGCTTGATCCTCTCCAACGTAACCACCTTGCATTGCTGCACCAGTGTAGATTGGGATTTCGATATCTGAGATACCAAAACGTCGAGCGTCACGCGCTACGATACCAGTGGTAGTCGCAATACGCATGATCTCATTGTGGACCTCAGTAGGTAGCAAGTACCCGCCAGTTTGGTCGTTCACAGTGAGATACACAGACTTTTCGCCTGAGGCGATGCGCTTGATATCTTCAACGAGTAGGTTCTTAGCTTCTGAGCTGAGACCGCCGCCGTTAAGCGCAGCGTCAAGCCGAGCAGCCTTCACCATGTCCGCAATCTTTTCAGATAGGGCAGGTCCAGCTACTTCTTCAACGTGGGCTTTGAGACTTGCGTCTACATGGTCAAAAAGGTCCTTCTTTAAATCTTCAATATCCATAAAATGGGTAAGTTAGTGCTGATTCTATTAACGTGAGTCAGCTTTGCGAAGCTCAGCTAATACCTCGCCAAGCGTTGTATCTACAGACTGAAATAGACTTTTCATCGCGGTGAAGCGTTCCAAGTCCTTCTCCACTTCAGTCGTTTCCACAACCTCTTCCTCCTCTGTACGCTCCGGCTCCTCCGTTTGGAGGGCTTCTAACGCACCGAGGGCAGCTTTGAGGTGGTCGGTTACCGTGACAATCGTCTTAGTATCAAACTTTCTTTCAGTCGTGTCAGTGGGTTCGTCCGTGGCTGGTTCTTCCACAACTTCCTTGGTTTCATCCTCCGACCGAGTGTCATCGCTGATTGTCTTAACTGTTAAAAAGCCCTTGGTAATGAGCTCATCGATAGATCGGCCTGACTTCATAGCCAGGGAGAGGGCGTGAGGGTTCGCAGGGACCGACACAAAGCTCCACTCGATGAGCTCGGCCTTGGTGATGATGTTCCCCTCTCGCTCCTTCTCGATGAAGCCTACTGATGAGGCGCGGACGATGCCTAGATCGTAGAGGGCGCGGATTTCCTGAGCATGTTCATGGGGCGCAAACTTGCCCTCAGCGATGAGCTTGCCATCCTCAACGTAGAGGTTGGTCGTTACGCCGACTGGCAGGGTGAAGTGGTCATGGCCCCATAGCACCACCGGGTTGTTGTTGTAGTGATCAAGCTCCCAACCACCTAGCAGAATGACTTCTCGATAGCGGTCCACGTCCTCTGTGGTGATGGTCATTTTGAATGTACCAGTGTCACCATCGGCGGCCTTAGTAGCGGCCACCACTGCTTTCACATCATCGCTATTGATAAACGCTTTGAGTTTGTCTGCTATTTCGGTGGTGAACTTTTCCATATGTTTAAATTATAACACTTAATACTCCCTACTAATCAATTTCAATCAGCTCAGGCCGAATGAAGCATCGACAGTTGGTGTGCAACGGTGGCACGTCCATTGTACGATAGTTTAAATTGAGCTTACTTCCGTCTGTTCCGACTAACACGTCGCCTTTCTTAAAGTACGCTTCATCCACACCTACAATCCGACCACTCATCGGATTACAGTGCGGACACACCATCTCATCCTCAGCAGTGTACCACCGCTGCGATTTCACAACTCCACTCTGGCGGTACGCCTCCAGGTTGCCTTTGTTGGCGATGTAGAAGCTCTCAGTGTGGGCCACGGCCTTGGCTCTCACCTGGTCTGAGAAGACGTAAATGTCCTGCACACGCTTCGTGAGCTGTGCGAGGCTCTCCCCCTCTTGGATGCCGTCATTAAGAGCCCGCTTGAGGAGCTCGGCGGTCGTGTTGTTGTAGCTCTTGGCGAGGCGCTTGGCGGCTAAAGCCACGGTCTGCTTGATAATCGCTGAGCCGCTGTCGAACTCTCCGGCAAATCCCTGGGCGGTGTACTCAGCGATGGCTTGCTCAGTGAGGAGTGCACCAAGGATCGGCGTCACAAAGTCCACCATGATGTCGATTTCTTTCTCCTTGTCCCAAAGGTCCGTCTTGCTGACCGCTTTGGTGATGGAGGTGAGGTCTAAGATGACCTGTCGCTCTTGGCGGTTGTTGAAGTCCCGGACCGCCTTTTCCATCTGGTCCCGGTAGCCATCGACACGCCCCACAAAGTCTTTGTGTGCCGCTTCGTCGGTGTCCTTGGTGGCTTCGATGTCAGCCATCTTCTTCACAATCGAACTGACTACCTTCTCCAGTGCGCTTTCAGTCTTTGCTTGGCGTCTGACGTGGGCAGGAATGGCCCTAGAACGGCTTTTAGCGGGCGGAGGGGTGTCATCCTCCTCATCATCCGCTACCGGCGCTTCTGGCGAGGCCTGGGGGCTACCAAGCGGTACCTGGAACGGATTGCCATAGATCGTGTCACCTCCCTTCACTGGTGGCAGGCCTGCGGCGGCTCTCACCTCGTTGACCGTCATGTATGGCTGCTTGTTGAGGGCGATTTCACGCTCTTTGAGCTCAATCTCCCGATTGACCGGTACGAACTCATCGTAGGCAAAGTAGGTCTTGCCGGTTGGGTCCAGCTTCTTGGCGATGTTCTCGTTGAGGAACTCCACCAAGGCCTTAGCGATTGGCTCCACGGTGTACCGGGCGAAGATGTATTCAGAGGCCTCAGCACTGGCGCGGTTCACTTCGGTGGTGAGACCCACAAGGGTCTTAGGTACGCCGAAAGCCGCGAGAATCTTGTCGCGGTATCGGTCGTCAGTTTCTCCCATCTCCATCTCAGCCATGTTGGCATTGCCTCGGGCGAACTTGGCGCCTTTGGGCAGGATGGCGATCTTGTGGGAGTTGCGGACCCCTACATGGTCATTGGTGAGCCCTGCTTGGATCAGCTTCACACGCGCCTCGCTCTCTTCCTCGGTTTCAATAAAGCCCCCAAAGGTAGCGCCATTGAGGAAGAAGCGACGTAGGAACTCGTTAGAAAATGAACTGGTATCTACCCAGCGGGCAATCTTTTGGAGCTTCCCTACCCCCCAGTATGGCTTGCTAGGGTCGATATAGCGGTCATGGAGTACGTCTTTGTATGGAATAATGCGCTCCACGCCTCCGCCTGAGTAGCGAAGGGAAGTGAGCTTGCCGTTGTCGATGTTCGGCGTGACGCTGGTAGGGATGAGGGGATTAATGTTTTGGTCTTTCCGCTCCCAGAAAGCGTTCCCTGTGAGCTCCTTGTACGCCGTGTTGAGGTAAATAAAATCCTTGCCGGTGAAGTTGCTACTCGGCTTCTCCAAAAACTTAACCAAGGGACCATCAAACACCTCCTGCTCGTCACCGTTGCGAGCGTACTTCATCACCTTAAACGGCACTGAGGCAACGGCACTCGCTACCTTATCAACCGCTATGAAAACCCATTCTTGGTTGGCTGAAAGAAGGTTCCGGTCATTGATCCCATCATTCCCACCGTTGATAATGGTCCAGTTGCCACCAAAGGAGCTGTCTGATGCGGCTTTCTTGCTACTACCGAAGCCCCTGAGAAATGAAAATAAATCCATACGGTTATTCTAACATGCTAAATCCACACTACTCCTAGGTTGTCGCCCTCGGTTGCTCTTGAGAGTGTGAGTGCCAGCGCGTCACCGATGTTCGGAGACTTCACTCCCCGCTTCTTCATGTCCTCCTTGCCCTCAAGCTGCATCTTCCCGGCTGAGGTTATTTTGTACTTAGGCTGTGCGAGCTCGTAGAAGCCTTCGTGCTTTTCCAGGATGGCATCCCGGAGCCACTCAGCGACGTTGGCCCAGCTCTCAATGCGGATGTTGATGTAGGTGGCAGGATCACGCGCCTGGCCAGCGACGTTGACGCCAAAGACCCGGCCTGCAATGTCCGGTTGTTCTTTGAGGCGGTCATAGACACCGGCTCCCAGTCCTCCAGTGATGTCAATCCAGAGAGTTTTCTCAGGATGAGCGCGGAGGAGTATCGCTCCTTTGCCTGCGAGGGTCATTGTGTCGTTACCGTTTACAACCTCAAGCACCTTTGCGTAGTTGCCTTTGCGATTTACAAAGGCGCTATCGTCATCGCCAAACCGCGCAACGTCTAAGCCAATCTTGTCATCATCCTGATTCTGAAGCTCGCGGTCGGCATTAAACGCATTTTCCACCAGGTTGAGGGAGATGAGGGTATCTGACGCCTGGTTCGGGAACTCCCCTAGGACGCGGACCTTGTAGGCATCGCTGTCCACACCGTACCGGGCGGCTATTTCCTCAACGAAGTGGTGGTCCGTCAGGCCGGGGATAACCGGGCGCTTCTCGATGACGTTGGGGATATCGAAGGCGCTGATGCGGATCTTGTTAAATGTGGGGTCCTTGAAGGCGTTGTAGAAGGGACCGCTGTTCTGGTTCGGGTTCCCGATCACCACAAAGCGCACCATCGTACCGCCTGACATGGCTCCGACTGCCGCTTCCCAAATCCTCTGAGGTATCCCCGAAGCCTCATCGAAGATCATCATGATGTTCTCGGCGTGCCACCCCTGGAAGCCAGCTACGTTGTCGGGGTTGTTGGCGATGCCCTTGGCAAACCACGTGTCATCAATGGAGAGCTCGGTCTTGAGGAGCTTGCCACCAAGGGGAACTAGGGCGGTGTTGTAGGCATCACGGAAGTAGCGCCAAAACTGGTTCTCCACCTGGGTCCAGGTCGGGGCGGTGTTGATGACGACTGAGTTGGGGAAGCTGTAGAGGAAGCGGAGCGCTTCACGTGCTACGTGGAACGTCTTCCCGGCACCGTTGCACGACCTTATGGCGGTGTTGCGGTGGTCCCGGATGCTCTTGCTAATCTCAAGCTGTTTCTTCCAAGGTGTGTAGCCTAGGATGTCACGATGAAAAAACTCAGGGTCATTCCAAATGAGGTCCTGAAACTCAATTAGCTTTTTTGGATTTTGTAGTATTTCCTCTCCTGGCATGTGTAGCAGCGGCGATTACCTCTGCGAGCGTCTTACCTCCACTGGTCACATCCATCTTATCAGTTGGTTTGCCATACACTCGGTTGAGTATCTCCTGGTGGAAGAAGAAGTCACCCTTGAGAGCCTTGGTGATACCAGCCACGTGGAGTGCTTCCTCCACCTCCTCAGCGGTCATCTCGTGGTTGTTAGCAATGTGCTCAAGGGCAACCCAGAATAATGTCCTATAGTCGCGCTGTCCTTTACGGCGTCCTTTAGGGTTTCCACTCTGCCCAGGCTTAAACGGTTTTAGGTTCGCAAGTTTCTTAGCCATTGCGTCCTTAACAGGGTTAGCGCGTTTGCGCTTTGGTTCACTGCTATCTTCTCTGCTTTGTCCTTTTTGCATATGTCTTTAATACTAACATAAAGGACTGTCTTAGACACTCCCCTCCCCTATCGTATGGCTCTATATAACGCTCGGGGGAGTGCTTTTGAGAGACACAGGAAGTGGGGGAGTGGGGGAGGGAGAAATCTCGGCTGAACAAGAAAAGAGCCCCGCGGTTAAGCGAGGCTCTAAGTTATGCCAGTTCGGGAAGTGCGAGCTGGCGATGGTCAGCAACTTCACAGAAGCCGTCGATGACATTGTGCAAACGGTTCGTCACCGCTGGATCTTCGGCCACCTTGCCGGTCAGTGCGAACGTCGCGGCATTGAATAGGCGCCAGGCCGTCTCGCTTCCCCAGTCGTGCGGCGGATGCTCATAGGCCTCCAGCACATCCGCAATCCTGGTCAGGTTGATCACTCCCCTGCGATAGAGCTGCATGATGGCGTGATCGACCTGGGGCGCACCAAGCGGCGTTGCTCGGTACGCTTCGAACATATTGGCCTGATGCATCCGCTGATCGCGCAGCGGTTCGATGACGTGTGCCACCAGTCCAGGCAGGTCGCGCTTGGCGTTGATGGTGTGCTTGCGCTTGATGACATGATCACCGGCAAAGGCGAGATTGTCACAAACGAACACGCGCGAGCCGAACGAGATGCCGATGGGGAACTTCTTGTCGTGGCTGTTCCGCAGGCCGATGGTGTCGGTGTAGTCGCCGTAGGTGGAGCGCAGGGACAGCAGGCCAAAGAAGCGCAGGCCGTCCGGTGTCACCCCATAGTCTTCCTCCACCACCTCATGGCCGTAGTAGCCGAGGGCATACTTCACCATGTCCACCACCGCCTGGTGAGCGATAGGAACATGGGTGTCAGTCGGTTGAGGGATAGGAAGGGAAGCGAGTGCGCCGTAGCTCACCGCTTCCGCTCCAGCGTGCAACATAAGTCCAGTCATTGATACCTCCAATGTTAAAGAGCACTGGAGGTAGTATACCACTCAATTACGCGGCCAATTGCTCCAGGTATGGAGAAAGCATCTTCTCAAGCTGGCGCACACTGGATTCCAATTGCTCTTTCGTACACGCCAGCCGCACCCGGCGAACCGCCATCTCCAAATCCCAAGCGGTCTGGCTGGCCTTTGCCGCTTCCTGGCTTACCTGTCGGGCGATCTCCACAGCGACAAAGTAGATATCAGGCCGGGGGCCTGCGGCTGATGGTGCTCCGTAGTTGTACATGGCACATTCTCCTTTCTGGAAGGAGATGATGAGCTGATTCTTTTGCGCTGTCAGCGGTTGCTATTCTCGAATATATTGCCTTGCTAGGCCCTATGAGTAGCTATGTGGAATGTGGATTTTTTACAAAAAGAAGGGGAGCGTGGTTAGCGCTCCCCAGGGAGTTATTGGTGCCAAGAGGTAGGGAGTTTTGCATCATGGATACCCACGTACCCTAGCAATTTCCCGTTGCAATTCCTCACTGGTATTGCTACATACCCACGCATAACACCACGCGGGGCATACCCGATACCGTGAGTGGAGGCGAAGTCAGGGTCGAAGCCGACTGCGACCACCATCTCATGGTCTGGCACTAGGTACTCAAGCGGTGCGAAACCCTCACTGGGCTTTTCCACCGCTTGAGCTTTGACCGGTATTTCCGGCTTCTTCTCGGGCTCGGTGTCGCCAACGATCCAAGCGGCGGCTTCCTTCATGCCGATGCCTTTCACGAATGCGACTAAACTGATGCAATCTCCGCCCTTTTGAGCGGCGAAGCTGTACCAAGCGCCCTTGCTTGGTGTGATGACGAACTTGCGGTCACCCTCGGCTCCAGACGGGCAGTTCCCGCGCAACGTCGCGCCATCCTTCTTGAGCGCTATACCCAAGCGCTCCGCCACTCTTTCAATCGGGTGGGTTCGTTTTATCTCCTGGAAATCAAGCATCACAGCTCTCCTGGTTAGGTACTTCTAAGCATCATTGTACCACCGCAAGGTACAATTGAGTCAGAGGTACATAGGAGGTATCAATGGAAGCTCGCTTAATGCGCACCTTCGCAATTGGTATGGTGGTTGCTCATGTCCGCTGCCACGATCAAGAAGGGGTGCCAACCTACTACACAGTTGAATTGCGTCGGTGCACGCCTGGGCACGGCTCAGTGACTCACGAAAGCTCTATTCTCAGCCACGATGACCTACTCAATGGCGCGAAGCTGTTAGAGAGGGCAGAATCGTATATTGCTCAGATCATTCACAACAAAAAGCTGACTGGTTCGTGATACGATTAAAACGGACAACCAAAGGAGATGATCATGTCCAATGCACCAGTGAAGAAGTTCCGCATCGGCTATGTCACTGCCAGCGTGTGGAAGAATGAAACCACCGACAAGGCTTTCTACTCGGTCACCATCGAGCGCACCTACAAGGACGACGATGGCAACCTCCAGAACACCGCCAGTTTCGGCCATGCTGATCTGCCGGTGGTCGCCAAGGTCCTCGATCGCGCCGAAGCCTATCTCGCGTCCCTGTGACGCAAAGCCCCTCCCTTATGTGGAGGGGTTTTCTTTGTAGAGCGCCGTGGCTTCCAGTCCCGCTCTGCACCACTCCTCAGTGAAGAGCTCTGGGAACGGCGGTGGTGCTTTGAGAAGCTCCTCTTGGACCGGGATGTCGTGAAACAGGAAAAGGTTGCTTTGGGTCGCTATGCGCTCAGTCAGCTCAATCATGTGGGCAATGCGCTGCTTGGTCGGCGCCACAATCAGCACGCGCAAATTGGGGATGCGGAGCTGATCCTTGAACACCTTGGTCCGTTGGATGTCGCGGTAGGCCAAGAGCTTTTTGAGAAACGACGCCCGGTTGAGGTCTTTGGGTTCAATCGGGTTGTAATGCTCACATTCCAGGGCGAAGAACGACACCTGGCCGTTAGGATAGCGCAAGCCAAAGAGGCCATCGGGGACCACAAACGAGTGAAGCACCTGGCCCTTCCACTCCGCCTTAAACGGTAGCTTCATGGGCTTCACGTGTGTGGTTCGGGCGACGATCTCCGTCCAAGGGATAAACTCCACCGGCGTGCCCAGTGTCCCGGCGTGCAGGGAGGCGAGAGTGTCACAGACCATCATGGCGTGGCCGAAGTTCTTAATCGGTCCATCGGTCATCTGGCGGTAGAGCCGGGTGATGGCCTTAGGGTTT